TGGTGCTCACGCCGGCGCGGTAGCCGTTGACGCTGCCGAAGAGGCTCGGATCGTCGCCCGCGTTGGGCGCCATCCAGATCTCCTGCCCGTTGGTGCTGGCGAATTTCTGCGTCCGCTTGAGCCGGCCGCGCACCTTGGTGTTGGTCAGGTAGCCCAGCGCGCCCGTGGCCGCGTTGCTGTTGGCCACCAGCGATTCCAGGTTGACCACGTTGTCCCAGGTAGGCGCCAAGCCGTTGGTGCCACCCGCTTCCGAGCCGATGCCGGCGGTGGCCGCCAGGCCGGTCGGCTGGTTGCTCGCGCCGGTGCCGTGCAGGGCGATGAAGTCCAGTTGCACGGCCATGGACTCGATCAGGTCCGCACGCACCAGGCCCTCGACCGCAGGCGTGCCCTGCAACAGCAGATCGCGCGTCACGTCCTGAATGCCGTGCGCCGTCTTGGGCGACAGCGTGACCTGCGCAAAGGTGGCGTCGCTTTCGCTGGCCGCACCCGCTTGGGCCACCCAGCCGATCGTCACGCCCGCCGTCTGGCGCGGGATGGCGACGTTACCGACCAACCCCGGCAGCATGCGCGCCCCCATGCGCCGCACCAGCGAGGCGTTGCGCAGCAGGGTAATAAAGTCGGCAGCCAACAGGTTGGTGGCAACCATCGCGCCGCCCGCCGCCGTGGTGGAGGTAGACAGGTCGCGTTGGCCGGCGATCACGCGGTCGCCGATCATCAGGTTGCCATCGACCACGCGCACTCCGGGCAGCGGCGCGGACAGCACGTCGTACGGCAGGAAGGCGCCGCCGTTGCGGGCACGGTGGCCGGCCTTGTCCATCGCGTCGCGCACGGCGCGGGCGCACTCGTGCTCGAACGGAGCGAGCGCGGCGTCTTTGTCGATCAGGCTGCGGAAAAACCGCGCCACGGAGAACTCGCGCACCTCGCGCTGCGACAGGTCGAGTTGCGCGACCGGGGCCTGCAACGGCTTGTCGCTGCCGCGCTTATGCAGCTCGTCGAGCATGAGGCCGCGGAACAGTTCCAGCGACGTGCCCTTGTGGATGTGCTCTTCGGCCAGCGCGCGCAGGTTGTGGCGCGTGCCGAGTTCGAGGATTTGCTTGGCGCGGTCGCGCTCGGCCTGCGCGGCCTCGTTGCGGATGCGGTCGGCATCGACGGTGGCGGTGCCACCTTTGCTTTCTTCGGACATGACAGGTTCCTTTCGGGGTGGTTGGGTTGCTTGCTGCTCGACAGCGCGGGACGCACGCGCCAGCGGGTAATGCTCTGCCTCGGCGCCGCGCCCGACGCCGACGGTCATGTCGGCGGGGATCGAAACCAGGCTCACCTCCAGCGGCATCCAGTCGGTCACGCGGTACGTCTTCACGTCGCCCTCTTGCTTCACCAGCTCGAGTTCGCGGATTTCGTAGCCGACGGACACGTTCAGGCGCACGCCGTCGAGAACGTCCTGAAACTCCTGCTCGGCCAGCGCGCCCTTGCCGAAGCGCACCGTGGCCCGACCTTTCCGGTCGGCGCCGAGCTCGGCGCCCAGGACGACGCCAATCTGTTGTTCGCTGCGGTGGTTGCTCAACAGCGGCGCGCGGCCGCTGGCAATCCACTGCATGTCCACTTCCTTGGCACCGTGCCCCAGCACCTCCACGCCCCACCAGCGCTCATAGGGCGCCTCGGAGCTGAAGGCGAGCGGCACGGTGCGCGCGTCCTTGTCGATCTCGTCGCCGCGGATCGCCACGCTGACGTACTGCACCAGCGCAGGCACGTCGGCGCGCTCGGCCGCCGCCCCCTGGGTAAAGCCGGGCGACAGCAGCAGGTCTTCCGCCCGCAGCCGGGTGCCGGGCTGCAACGCCGCCAGCGCGGCAGCAAAGCGCGCGCGAAAGTCTTCGCCCGCGCGGTCGAGGTGAAACGCTCGTTTAGGCATCTGCACTTCCTTCCGTTTCGGGTGTGGCAGCGTCTTCTGCTTCGTCGTCGTCCGGCTCAGCCGCGGGCGCCGGCTGGGCGGTGGCCGTGGTGGCGGCGCCCAAGGTGATACCGGCGGCGCGCAGCAGTTCTTCTTCGCGGCGGCGCTCGTCCACCAGAGTCTCGAAGTCGAGGCCCTGCTCGGCGCACAGCCGCGTGCGGCTGGTAATGCCGAGCGCCAGTTCTTTCTCCTTGCCGCTGACCTCTTTGAGCGGGTCAACCCAGCGCCAGGTACGCGGGATAAACAGCGGGCAGTTGACGCGGTCGAAGGCGTCGATCGGCAGCGTGCCGATTTGTCCCATGTCGAGCGCAAAGCGCAGCCACAGCTCGAACATGGGCCGCGCCACCTCGTCGACGTACCACTGCTGCAAAGCTTCGTAGGTGTCGCGGTCGTCGAGTGCGCCTTGGCGTAGGCTGGAGTAGTTCACGCCCTCCAGGTCGCTCGCCAGCACGTTGTAGTTGATGCCCACCCCGGCCGCAAAGGCGCGCAACATGCCCTTGACGAAGCCGTCCATCTGTTCGTTGGGGTAGCTGGGGTTATAGGTTTCCAGCGACCAGCCGGGCGGCAGCACGCCAAAAGTGCCCGGCTCCGCTTCGTCGATCAACCGGCCGTCGCTGTCCACGGCGCCGGCGACCTTGGTGCCGTCGCCGGTGAGCGATGCGGCGTCGCCTTCGGGCTGCTTGTAAAAGCCCATCTTGCTGGCGCCGTGGCGCGCGTTGACCAAGGCCGCCTCTTCATATCCGCCCAGCATGGCCACGCGGCGCATGGCGACGAAAAGCCAGGGCACGCCGCGCACGGTGTCGGCCCGCTGCTCTTCGGCCAAAAAGCGGTGAATGATCCGATCCGCTGGCACACGCCGGTGCCGCAGCACCGGCACGTTGACCACGTCGTCCGCCGGGTGCACGTTGTGCATCCAGTACGCCACCGGGCGGCCGTAGCCGTCGCGCTCGACGCCCATGCGGATTTCCGCCCCGGTCAGCGGCGCGTAGCCTGGCACGGCGCCGCCGTAGCCGACGTTAAGCGACTCGTCGATCAGGTCCGGGTCGAGCAGCCGGAAGGCCACGCCAAAGCGATTGAACCGCGCGCCGTACAGCACTTCGATCAGCACTTCGCCTTCGCGCGCGCACTGCGTGAGCGCCGCGCGGTCGAAGGCGCGACGGCTTAACGTGCCGCACGCGGTAAACACGCCGCGGCGCGACATCTCCGCCCACGCGGACTCGATCATCGCGTTGGCCTTGTCGTCCAGCGCACCGCGCGGCTTGTAAATCTTCATCTGCACGCCAAAGCCGTGGGGCCCGACGACGTTGTTGCGCAGCAGTTGGAAGAACCGCTTGGCGTACTCGTTGTCGTTGGCGAGCTGGCGCGACCGGATGCGCATGGTGCGCAGCGAGCCGCGCATCTCGCTGTTGCCCGACGCCAGCCCGGCGATGGACATCAAGTCCGCCACCAAGCGGTCGTTGCTGGCCGCCATGAAGGAGCGCAGCGCGCGCGACGGCGCACCCACGCGCGGCGGCAGGGCGGCGCGCGGCGCGGGCAAAGCCTGCCCGCTCCGGCGAGGCATCAGGCCGGAGAAGAAGTCACGGAGGGCCATGTCAGGACGCGCGGCTAAAGCGCGTGAGGATGCGGTTCTTGCGCGGCACGGCGGCCGTCAGATCGGCGGCGAGCGTTTCTTCCGCCAGCTGCCGGCGCCAGAAAGTGATCTCCGCGTCGATCGCCGCGGCCTCGAAGAATTCCATCTCGCGGCCGGCGATGGAGTATTTCTTCACCCGCCCCTGCGAGGCCTGCCAGCCAGCGCGCGCGGCGAGCAGGTCGTCATAGGTGCGTTGCGCAAGGCTGCGCGTATCGACCCCCTGCGCAATCTGGCGCGGGTTGGGGTCGATCTCGATCTGGCCTTTCTCGACCGTGTATTCCTCGCCCGCCTTTTCTACCCAGCTTGCCCAGCCGTAGGCACCCGCGGCCCAGGTGGCGGTGGTGCTGGCGGCCACGGCGACCTTGTAGTCGTCGCCGTCCGCCGTGGCGGTGAGCGTGATCGGCGCCTGCACCGGCGCGGTAAAGCGCGGCACCAGGCGGTACTTGAGCGTCCACCCCGCCGAGGCCGGATAGTCGGCCACGGCGGTGGAAAAGCTCAGCGAGTCGCCGGCGGTGAGTTTGTCTTGCATAGGCATGTCAGT